GAGGAGTCATTACAGCGTTAATAGCTGAAAAAGATAAGCCTCAAGTGATTACGTATGGTCAAAGCGATGAATTGTCTTATGACAAATTAGCAAAAGCTATGGGTAAAATTAAATCAACTTATAAGCAAGGTGCAGCAATCTATGCGACTTCCACAACTATTTGGGACCAACTTGCAACATTAAAGGATGCAGATGGACGACCTTTATTTATTCCAGATGTTACATCTGGAGGAGTTGGGCGCATTTTTGGTCTAGTAGTAAAAGAAGAAGATTCAATTTCAGACGGTAGCATTCTTTTTGGAAACGTGAAGCGCGGTTACGTAGCGAACGTCAATGAAAACATGTCCATCTATACTCAAGATCATGTGAAGAAACGTTATACAGATTACATGGAGTACGCAATCATCGATGGAGACGTTTTAACGACAAAAGCATTTGCGTTAATCGCACCAGCTGCTTAGAAAGGATGATGCCTTATGTCGGTATACAAAGTGTTGAAAGCTTTCGTAGAAAAAGAAAGTGGTCATTATTTAAACGAAAGAGACACGTTCACATCATCTGATGCAGAGCGTGTTTCTTTTTTGGCTGCAAGTGGATATATTCAGGCGCCTATAGCTAAAAATCAAATAGAACGATATGACAACGAGGCAGATTGAGGAGAAGAAAACCACCAAGGCGCAACAAGCGGTGCTGATTTGACATTTAATGAATTAAAAGAAGAAGCGTCTACACTAAAAATCAAAGGCTATACAAAAATGACAGAAGAAGAATTACGTACTGCTATCGATGCTGTAAACGCAAAGAAAGCGAGTGAAGCGGATGCTAAACAAGATTAAACAATCACTACGTATCAATCACAATGCTTTAGATATTGAAGTACAAGATTTAATAGACGCTGCTCGTGCAGATTTACGCATTAGTGGCGTTTTGAAATTAGATGATGAAGATCCTTTAATAATACGTGCTATCACTGTCTATTCAAAAGCTAATTTCGGGCTTGATAATGCTGACAGTAAGAAGTATCAAGAAAGTTATAATTCTTTGAAAACACATCTTGGATTGAGTGGTGAGTATAATGGCAGCGATGTATAAAGATGTTGCATATTTAATCTCGACTGTGAAAGGTCAAGATGATGATGGATTCCCTGTTGATGGTGAACCAAATGAGAATATGGTATTTGTTAATGAATTATCAGTAAGATCTAGTGAATTCTATCATGCTTCAGCTCAAGGATATAAGCCTGAAATTCAATTGTCCGTCCGAATCATAGAATACAACGATGAAGTAAAAGTGAAATTTAATGATAAGTTATACGAGGTTATTCGAACGTATAAAAAAGGCGAGAATATCGAATTAACTTGTCAACGTTGGGGCGGTGTTCGCTGATGGGTATGGAACTACATGGCATGAATGAACTCATGGATAACCTTAAACGAATGGGTTTAAAAGTTACTAAAGACATTGAACGAAAGGCACTTGAGGCTGGTGGAGAAGTTCTAGTAAAGGCAGTTAAGGTTGAAGCAAATCGTGTCCGTGATGATGGAACTCTTCATGATAATATCAAGGACACAGAAGTGAAAGATGGGAAACTTACTGTACACACTGGACATGCCTATCATGCTCATTTGGTAGAGTTTGGTCGTTCGGCTGGTCAAGGTACTTATAAAGATAAAAATGGAGTGAAACGCCCTGTAAAATGGGGTGGCACTGGACCTAATCCAGTGATGGCTAGAGGATTTGAAAAATCGCAACGTGAAATCATCCTCGAAATGGCAAAGGTAATTAAAAAGGAGATGGGGCTATGAGTCTATTTAACAAAATTAAAACGGCACTGACTCCTCTCGATATTCCTGTAAGGCGTTTAGCTTTATCTAAAAAGGATACAGCTGAAAATTTTAATCAATATATCATTGTCACTGAATATAACCAATATGGAGCTTTGCACGCTGATGATGAGGAAGTTGCTACAGCTCATAGTATTCAAATCAGCTTATTCACTAAGTTTAATTACATTGACACGGTGAAACAAATAAAAAATCTACTTAAACCGTTAGGGTTTAGTCGAACAAATGAATACGAATTTTTTGAAGATGAAACGGGTTACTATCACAAGGTAATCCGTTTTTCTTATGTAGAAGAAGGAGAGTGAAATACAAATGGAAATGTTATTACCATTAGATATTCAATTTTTTGCAGGGACACAAATAGGTTTAAAGAAATTTCATGTTGCTCTATTAAAAGAGGGAGCTGACGGCACAGTAACATATGAAACTGTAAAAAGAATCTCACAAGCGATTTCTGCAAATATTACACCAAACTTTACAATCACAACACTTTATGCCGATGACCGAGCAGTAGAAGTTGACGAGGCATTAGGTGACATCGATGTGGAGATTGGTGTGAAAGATTTAAGCACAGAAGACTATGCATTATTACTAGGTAAAACAATAAATGTAGATGGCGTTATCGAGGATTCGGTGAATGACGTAGCTCCTTATATTGCAATCGGATTTGAGATCCCGTTGTCAGGCGGTGGTCGTCGACTTTATTGGTATTACAAAGGGAAGTTCCAACCACCATCATCAACTCACGCATCAAAACAAGGCTCCGTTGCTTATCAAACACCTACGATTACAGGTAAGTTTATGGCGCGTGAAGATGGTAAATGGCGTGCTCGTATTGATTCAACTTATACAACTGCAAAACCCGAAGTTGTAGATAATTGGTTTAAAGCGGTGTATGTACCAAAAGTAACACCTTAAAACAGAGACTAACTACGGTTAGTCTTTTTTACATTAATAAATTGTGGAGGGCAAAAAAATGAAAATTGATTTAATGATTGGTGAAGCAGAAAAAACGTTTAGAGCAGAGTTTGTATCAGGTCTAGTGTTTCGTAAGTTTTTAGAATTACGTACCAAACACAACTTAAACGATATGGAAGAAGAAGCTGTTGAGGAAGTTGTAGGTCTTATTGTACAAGCGTATAACAATCAATTCACGGTTGATGAATTTTGGAGTGGTAAGGATGCGCGGAAAATAATGCCGACAATTTCGGAATTCCTTCAAGAATTAACGACTGGAAAGGAATCTCCTGAGGGAAAGTAAGTACTCCGCAGGAAGAGTATGAAAACTTGAAAAATGTATATCGCATGTTACTCAAAAATAATTGGAAGCTCCATGAAATTGATATGTGCGATATACGATTTTTAATGGAATTAAGTGAAGATCCTAATGTGCCTTCAACAGCTACTTATGCCGATGAAGTGCCATGGTTGTAAAGTGGGGTGAGATAAATGGCAGAAGAAATTGGTGTCTTGCGTATAGACCTAACCTTGGATAATGCAGATTTTACAAAATCTATGTCTCAGATTGATACGAAACTACGTGGTTTAACATCTGAATTTAAAGCAAGTGCTGGCGGTAGCAAAGAGTATGAAAAATCTCTATCGGGGTTGCGAGAAAAGAATGAAATGCTAGGGAAAACACTCGATTTACAAAAAACTAAAGTTAATGCTTTAAAAGCTGAGTATGACAAGGTTGCAGAGGCAAAAGGTAAAGATTCCATTGAAGCTGAAAAGCTTGCAACGAAGTATAACAATGCTGTTGCTGCTATGAAAAATACTGAAACACAAATAGATAAGACTACTCAAGCAATTAAGGCGCAAGAAAATCCGTGGAAACAAGCGCAATCTAGCACTGATAAATATGCTGAATCACTAGAAAAAGCGAGTCATAAAATCCGTAGTTTTGGGGATAATGCACAATCTTTAGGCAATCAATTATCAGTCGGTCTAACAGCGCCTTTATCAGCGTTTGGACTCGCTGCAGGAGTCTCAGCCAAACAATTTGATGATGCTAATGCAAAAATTCAAATGTCCTTAGGAGTTACTGCACAAGAAGCAAAAAAACTTGAAATTAATGCAAAGAACTTGTGGAAGGATGGTTTTGGTGAATCGCTTGAAGATGTGACAGATGGGCTTATTAAAGTGAAACAGAACATGAAAAGCGTTGCGGATGGTAAAGAGTTAGAAAAAGTAACGCGTGATGCTATGATACTTGCTAATACATTTGAATCTGATGTGAACGAAGTAACACGTGCAGCGAACAATCTTATGGTTAACTTTGGGATTGATAGTAAAAAAGCATTTGACTTATTAGCATTTGGCGCACAGAACGGACTGAACTTTTCAGGCGAACTTTTCGATAATGTTGCGGAATATTCAGGGCTTTTTAAAACGCTTGGGTTTGAGGCTGATGAATACTTCCAAGTTTTAATTAATGGGTCTAAACAAGGTGTTTATAACCTTGATTACATGA